TTACTTTTTCTCGCTTGGCAGCACGAACTCCTTGAAGCTCACCACCTCGTCACCCAGCCACTCGTTCAGCTGCTCGAACCGGCGCTGCAGCGGGGCCAGTTCGTTCATCGCGTAGACCTCTGCCGCCTGGGTGATGCTGCCGAAGCCGCCGGCGTTGCTGGGTACCACGCCCATGAGCTGGGGTGGTATGCGGTGGCTGGCCAGCTGGTCGTCGCGGGATACGTTTTTGATGTTGAAGAACTCATCCTTGGCCTGCACCTCACTGATCGGCAGGATCTGGATCCCGTCCTTTTTGCCGTTAGGTGCATACACGAACAGGTTGCGGAAGTTGCCGGGCCCCTTCGAATCCTTGAAGGCCTGCTGCAGATCCTCGATGTCGTCTTCGTTCTGGCCGGCGTCGGTCATGTACATCACGAATCCGGCGTGAGAGCCGTTGTTGTAGTACTTGCGGCGGAAGAGGGTGGCGGATTCATTCAGCCAGGCGCTTTGCAGGCTGCTCAAGTACTCCGGCAGACCGTAGAGCTCCTGGTTTATATCGGGCTCGAGCAGATGGAAGATCGAACCTTCCTCGAATTCGTGTTCCTGCTTCCAGCCGTGAACCATGAAGTACTGCCCCGGATCCCTGCCGCGGCGCATGTATTTGGACAGCGGCGGGGTCAGATCGATGGTGCGGCGGGTCATCGACTCTTTACGCTCGATGTAGCCATTACCGAAGGTCAGGAAGTCCAGGGCCCAGCGGCCGAATGCATCCCGGGAAAGCAGCTTGTGCGGAATGAATGAGCTCATCAGCAGGTTGCGCTTGAAGTACAGCGCCGAGCTGTGATGGGTACCGGCGCGGAAGGCCTTGGCCAGCCCGCCCCAACTGATCGGCGGTTCGTAATACTTGCCGTTCAGCCAGCATTCCGAGTAGTCCATGATCTCGCGGCCGTCCAGCACCGGTACCGGATCCCCGAAGCTGAACGAAATGCCCTGGGACTGATTCGCGGCGTCGGCCGGTGGCGTTCCCTGTGCCTGGGTGTGCTGCTGGACTGTGCTGTTGCTCATCGTACGTTCTCCGTCAATCGCCCATGACAATCCGGCCAGTGTTCCGGCCGGTCTGCCCTTCGAGTGGTTCGTTGTGTATTGCGTGGAACAGCGCCCATGCCAGATCGGCGTGGCCTGTTTCGTCGTTGCGCCCTGCGGTGTAGGTGAATTGCCGGCCGCTTTGCGTGGTGGTTTTGCGGATGGCCATCAGCGCCTGGGCGATATCGGTCCAGCCGGCGTCGAATTCGAGCCGGCCTTTGTTGATCACGTCGTATGCCTTGAGCACCAGGCGCGTTTTCACCTCTGGCGAATAGCTGAAGGTGGTCACGCCCGGGAAGAACTGCTTCACCAGCTGCGCCACGCCGCTACCCATGCCGGTCATGTCGATACCGATGTACGTGACCCAATAGCGCTTGGTGACGGCGCGTATCGCCTCGGCCTGTGCGGCGAAGTCCATGCCGCGGAACTGATGGCGCTCGAGCACGCGGAATTTGCCGCCCGCTACCGCCGGCGGCGCCACCACGATCAGGCCGGCGCTGTCACCGGTTTCTGCCGGGTCGTAGCCCACCCAGACCTGTTTGTCACCGAAGGGCCTGGTGGCGAAAGGTTTGAAGTCTTCTGCCCAGGCCTCCCAACTGTCGACCATGCACGGCTGCAGCATGGCCAGCGGGAATATGCTCGCGCCGTCGTCGACGAACTGGCACATCAGCAAGTTTTCGAATGCCTCGGCGCTGTATTCGTCGCGCAGCTCCTCGACGTCGAACAGATCGCATCCGCCGGCCTCGGCATCCAGGATGGTGACGATCTGCCGCCAGATCTTGTCCTCGCACAGCCGGCCCTGTTGCAGCACCTGGTGGCTGACGTCCATCTCGATCCGGTCTTTTTTCGCCCGCCGCTTGTTGAATCGCTCGCCGGTCCAGAAGGTATACGCCTCATGGGCCATTGAGCTGGGCGTGCTGAAGTAGGTTTTGCGGTACTGCTTCTGCATCGCCATGCCGCTGGCCACCTTGTTCAGCTCCTCGAAGCGGAACGTCCAGAAGAACTCGTCGAAGTAGAAGTTGCCGTGGTAGCCCTGGGCTGTGCGGGCGTTGGTGCCGAGGAAGTAGATGTGCGCGCCGTTGGGTAGCACGATCGGGTCACCGGTGAGCTCCAGGCCGCAGGTCTCCCGCGCAAACTGCACGATGTATTGCTTGAACAGGTGCGCCTGGCTCTTCGAAGCAGACAGGAATATCTGGTTGCGGCCGGTCTCGATCGCGTCGATCAATGCTTCCCGGGCGAAGTAGAAAGTGGCGCCAATCTGGCGTGACTTGAGGATCGCCCTGGTGCGCTGCCCCCCGGCCATGTGCCAGTCTTTCTGGTAGTCGAACAGCGAATCGCGGAACGCCTCGAGCAGCTGCTCGGCCTGTTCTTCGCTGTATTCGTTGCGGGGCTTGCGCTTGCGATCGGCGGTGTTCCGGTTCGCCAATTTAGGGTTCAGATCGGTCTCGGTACCGCCGTCCTGGTAGCGCTGGATCCGCGCCTGGCGCTCCAGTTGCCGGTGTAGCAGATCGATCTCTTTGAAGTCGCCGCTGGTCTTGCCATCTTTCAAAATCAGCTGTACAAGTCTGGCCTCGAGGGCCCCGCCAACCCGCTCAACGGAATCGGCGCGATCCCATTCATCACGCTTTTTCCAGCTGTGTACCGTCGGCTCTTTTTCGCCTATGTATTCAGCAATTTGAGTGATGCGCCAACCCTGCCAGTAGAGGAATTTCCCCAGCCGGCGCGGGTCCATCGATGTGCTATCAAGTGGGCTATTCATGCCCGCAATGATCCAGCCCGCCCCAGCTCCTTACCCGCCCGTCTCCTTGTAGCTTTCAGCGCTACAAATGCGCCTCGTTGCCGCTCACGCGCCCACTGCCGACCATGCCCACATCACAGAGCGAATCAGCCGCCGCAAACAGATCTGAGGGATGAGCATGAAATTCAAGTCCAAGTTTTTCCGTGTAGCAGTGGAAGGGATGACCACCGACGGCCGCAAGATCGAGCGCCAGTGGATCGAAGAGATGGCTTCCACCTACAACCGGACCAAATACGGCGCCCGGATCTGGATGGAGCACATGCGTGGCATGTTCGCCGATGGCCCGTTCAAGGCCTACGGCGATGTTCTGGCGGTCAAGGCTGAAGAGGTCGATATTGACGGGCAAAAGAAGCTCGCCCTGTTCGCTCAGATCGAACCGACCGACGACCTGATCCTGATGAACAAGGCCAAGCAGAAGATCTACACCAGCATCGAGGTGCGCGAGAAGTTCGCCGATTCCGGCAAAGCGTATCTGATGGGCCTGGGCGTGACTGACTCCCCGGCCAGCCTGGGCACCGAAGTGCTGGAATTTGCAGCTAATAATCCTGAAAAGAGCCCATTCAAGGGCAAGAAGGAAAACCCCGACAACCTGTTCACCGAGGCAGTAGAGGTGGAACTCGAATTCGAGGAGGTCGACGAGACGCCCAGCATGACGCAAAAGCTGTTCAGCACCGTCAACGACCTGCTCGGCAAGAGCAAGGATAAGAACGTCAAGGATGACTCCCAATTTGCGGACATCCGCGAGGCAGTTACCGCGCTGGCCAAGCATGGCGCAGAGCAGGCCGACAAGTTCGCCCAGCTGCAGCAAGAGCACAGCACCACCAAGGATCAGTTCAAGGCCTTCACTCAGTTGAAGAGCGACTACGACAAGCTGGCCACCGACTTTGCCGAGCTGGTCGCACGGCTCGATAAAACCCCCAGCAAACAGCATCGTCAGCGCCCCGAGGCGACGGGCGGAGATGGGCAGGTCACCACCGACTGCTAACCAACAACCCCAGGTAAGGCCCTTTTAGCCACGGAGTAACAATCATGCGTAACGATACACGGCGCCTTTTCAACGCCTACTTGCAGCAACTGGCAGTGCTGAACGGGGTGGAATCAGCCGCCCAGTCATTCAACATTGAGCCGAGCGTTCAGCAGACGCTGGAAACCCGTATCCAGGAGTCGAGTGGCTTCCTGCAGCGCATCAACATGCTTGGGGTGGGTCAGCAGTCTGGTGAAAAGGTCGGTCTCGGCATCGGCAGCCCCATTGCAGGCACCACTGACACCACACAGAACGACCGGGAGACTACTGATCCCACCGTCCTGGACGCGCATGGTTATTTCTGCACCCAGACCAACTTTGACACGCACCTGCGCTACTCCAAGCTGGATGCATGGCGCAAGTTCCCCGACTTTCAGGCGCGGATCCGAGACGCGATTCTCAAGCGTCAGGCCCTGGACCGCATCATGATCGGCTTCAACGGTGTGCAGCGCGCCGCGAACTCGAACAAGACCACCAACCCGATGCTGCAGGACGTAAACGTCGGCTGGCTGCAGAAGTATCGCCTGCACGCTGCAGAGCGTGTACTCAGTGAAGTGGTCGATGCCAGCGGTGAGGTCACCTACGGCGCCGGCGGCGACTACGCCAACCTGGACGCGATCATCTATGACGCCGTCAACAACCTGATCGAGCCCTGGTACCAGGAAGACACCGAGCTGGTGGCCATCTGTGGCCGCAGCCTGATGCACGACAAGTATTTCCCTCTAGTTGACTCCGACCAGGCGCCGAGCGAGCAGCTGGCCCGCGACATCATCATCAGCCAGAAGCGCATCGGTGGCCTGCCTGCCGTACGTGTGCCGTTCTTCCCGGCCAACGCCGTCATGGTCACCCGCCTGGATAACCTGTCGATCTACTGGCAGGAAGAAACCCGCCGCCGGACCATCGTCGACAACGCCAAGCGCGATCGGATCGAGAACTTCGAATCCAGCAACGAGGCTTACGTCATTGAGGACTACGCCTGCGGCGCCCTGGTCGAGAACATCACCCCTTATACCGCGCCCTGATTTGCCTGATGGGTAGAGCCTTGCTGCCGGAGCGATCCGGCAGCTTTTTTACACCAAGGAGACCGAACAATGACCCGCAAACTCACGCCAGCCGCACGGCACATGGCCAAGGTAGCCGCGACCAACGCTGCTACGATCGCCGCCGCTCAACAGGGCACCATGGCCGACGCTACCGTGTATGAACAGCACCTGGCCAAGCTGTACCAGGACCGCTCCCGCCTCAAGAACATCGCATCCACCCAGGGCAAGGTAGCGCTCAAAAAGCAGCTGCTGGATGGGTACGACGATTACGTCAAGGGCGTGCTTGAAAGCGGGGCAGGGGTGCAGGACGAGGTATTCACCACGATCATGCTCTGGGCCATCGACGCGGAAAAATACACTCAGGCCCTGCTGATGGCTGAATACGTGCTCGAGCACGAGCTCAAGCTCGCCGATCGCTTCGAGCGTCCACCGGCCACCATGGTTGCCGAAGAGATCGCAACCTCGGCCCTGAACAAGCTCAAGGCCGACAAGCCGTTCAACCTGGCCATCCTGGAAACCGCCGAATCGATCACCCGCAAACATGACATGCACGACCAGGCCCGCGCCAAGATTCACCTGGCGATCGGCAAGGCCCGCCTGCTTGGGTTTAACGAGGAGGAGGTCACCCCCGAGTCTTTGCCATCCCTTGCTGAAGCGCAGAAGCACATCACCCGCGCCATCGAGCTTCACGAAAACTGCGGTGGGAAGAAAGACCTTGAAAAGGTCAATCGCCTGCTGAAGAAACATGCGGATCCTGTTAACCCCGAGCCCGGTACCGGCACCACCACAGAAGGCGAAAAGCCAGCGGACCAACCAACCGCTGATGCCCCAGCCAATGAAGGTGACGCCGGCGCCGCAGATGAAAGCACCAGCCTCACGGCAGATCCAGCCGCGGCCGCTGATGCCAACATCGAGCCGGGCCAGGGCGACAGCTCAACGGAAGAAACGAAGCCGGCCATAGCGCCTGCAGTCGAATCGCCGAAAGCAGCTGCCGCCCCAGCCAAGCCCGGGAAGAACAAGAAACCCGCTAACTGAGCGTCCCCCGACGCCCGCCGGCGCTGGGGTCTTGACCAGGGTTACTCTCCTTTCCCCAGTCAAGACACCAGCCCACCGGCGACTTGGGAACCTGAAACATGAGCGCATTCGTAGCAAGCGGCACCACCGAAACCTTCCAACTGACCAACGACGGCTGGTTTCCTGACCTGGACGCCCACGTTGCCCGCGAGCAGCTGCGCATTCACGGCGACGTTACCGACAAACGCCTCGAAGCTGCCCTGGTCAACGGCATGCTCACCGTCAACCAGCTGCTGCGCGACTTCAAAGCGCTGCACGTGCTGCTCTATCCGTCGTTGGAAGATGTGCCCACCACAGAGATCAACGGCCAGAGCCGCCTGCAGTACCTGTACCAGCGCGCAGTCATCTGCACCGCCGGCGCCGAGCTGGTCGAGCGGTACCGGGATTACTCCGCCAGCGCCGAGGGCGACAAGAACGCCGAGTCCAGCGCGCCCAACATCGATGACCTGCGCCGTGACGCTCGCTGGGCCATCAGTGACCTGCTCGGCAAGCGCCGCACTCGGGTAGAGCTGATCTGATGGTCACCGTGCGCGCCGTCCAGGGCGATACCGTCGACCTGATCTGCTTCCGCTACTACGGCCGCACCGCTGGCGTCACCGAGGCCGTGCTCGAGGCCAACCCCGGGCTGGCCGATCTGGGGCCTATCGTGCCGATCGATTACCCCGTAACCCTGCCCGAGATCACCGAGCAGGCCGAGCAGAAAACCGCAGTAAACCTTTGGGATTAGGGGGCAAGATGCCAGAACCGACCAGCAGCACAGCCGTAGCCGCCACCACCGCGGCCGGCGTCACCCTCGCCGCCATGGTGCCGTTCATCGACGCCAACGCGGTGATGGGTGCAGTACTGGGCGCCGCCCTGGTGGCCTATAACAAATCCGAGCTCAAGGCATGGCAGCGCATCGGCAGCCTGTTTTTCAGCGCCTTGGTCGGCTACCTGATGAGCTCCGAGCTGGTCACCCAGACGCCCGTCACCGAGACCGGTACCGGCGCGTTCATCGGCTCAATCATCATCGTGCCGCTGGGCATCAAGCTCATGCAGCAGATCGATAAATTCGATATCGCCAGCTTGATCAAGCGCGGCCCGGGAGGCTGACATGGCAATTGAACCTGCAACAGCACTGGAGGCCACGCTGTACCCGGCCGTCGCCACGCTCGCCTATCTGGTCTCGGCCCTGCGCCTGGTCGCCTTTGACCGCCGCGGCTATCGCTGCCGGCGTGGTATCTCACTGCTCGCCACCGTCGTGATCGGCGTGTTGCTCTGCGCCGCCATCGACCTTCTGCTCAACCCCACTGCCGTCAGCCTCTGGCAAGCCCTGCCCGCCGTGCTGCTGTGCTTCCTGGTCTACCGGGCCAACGGCAACCTGGCCGCACTGATAAGGACCAACAGATGAACCGCGTGATGATCATCGGCGACAAGAACCACCAGGTGCGAGATCTGCAGGCCGCGCTCAAGCGTGCCGGCGTAGACGTATACGTCGACGGCGACTTCGGCGAGAAAACCGAGCGCGCCGTCATGGCCTACCAGCGCAAGGTGGGGCTGGTCGTCGACGGCATCGCCGGACCCAAGACACTCGCCGCCCTGGCCGGCGCCGATTGCAGCTGTCTGCTCAAGGAATCCGACCTGATACGCGCAGCCAATCGCCTGGGCGCCGAGCTGGCGACCATCAAGGCAGTGAACGAAGTGGAATCCCGTGGCGCTGGCTTCTTCGAGCCCGGCAAGCCGGCGATTCTGTTTGAGCGCCATATTATGCACCGCCAGCTCAGCTTGTTGACCGAGCTGGACGACGAGCACCAGGTGCAAAGCCGAGTGGCTGAGCTGGTGGCCACCTTGCCCAACCTGGTCAACCCACGCCCGGGCGGCTACAGCGGTGGCATGGCAGAACACGCGCGCCTTGCCCGGGCCAAGATGATCGACGCCGGCGCTGCCATCGGCTCCTGTAGCTGGGGCCTGTTCCAGATCATGGGCTTCCACTACGCCCACCTTGGCTATGCCAGTGAGCAAGCATTCGCCGACGCAATGCAGGCCAGCGAAGCCAACCACCTGGATGCATTCGTCCGCTTTATCGAAGCCGATCCAGCGCTGCACAAGGCCCTCAAGAATCGCCAGTGGGCCAAGTTCGCCCGCATCTACAACGGCCCGGCCTACGCCCGCAACCTGTATGACGTCAAGCTGGCCCGCGCCTACGCTCGCCACAATGAGCTCCTCGAGGAGGCAGCATGAACGTCGACCTGGACAAGATCCGTCAGATGAACATCCAGCCCAACGCCGTGCTGCTGATCCCCGGCGGCACCGACGTTGAAACCATGCAGGAGCTGTCGCAAGCCCTGCACAAGGTGCAACCCCGCGGCAATGTGCTGTTGATCAACGGCCTGGACCTGCAGCAGCTGGACGAAAAGGACATGAACGCCGCCGGCTGGTACCGCAAATGAGCACCCTACGCCAGATCGCCCTGGGCCTCGGCCTGATCGGCGCCATCGTCGCGCTCATCTGGCTGCAGCAGATCCGGCTCGAATCAGCCCAGGCCGACAAAATCACCGCCCAGAACCGCGCCGCCACGGCAGAGCAAAGCATCCTGGGTCACAAGGCAGTGATCGGCGAGCTCGAGCAGTCGCTCGCCGGCGAACGCGCAGCGCAAAGCAAGCTGCGAACCCAACAGGCCGGCATCAGGCAGCAGCTGGCCGCACGAGAAAAACTGATCGAGGATCTACGCTATGAAAATCAGGAACTACGGGATTGGTCTGATGTGCCTTTGCCTGCTGCTGCTCGTCGGCTGCGGCAGCGCCCCGCCATTACCGGCGCCGCTGGTTATGAAAGTTGGCTGTCCGGAGGTGGTGCCCTGCACGCTGAGCGCCACAGCGCCGACACGCAACGGGAACCTGCTGAAAGACGCTGATGTGATCGAGGCCGACTGGGCCGCGTGCGCCGCCCAGGTCGACATGACACACGAATGCCAACAGAAACTGAAGGCCGACAATGAACAAGCCAGAGTCCCTACGCCAACACCTGGAATCAGCGATCCCCGAGCTGCGCAAGAACCCCGATCGCATGCTGGTATTCATCGACAATGGCACGCTGCGGGCCACGGCAGCGCCGGGCCTGTCATTCGAGTACGCCTACACGCTCAATCTGATCTTCACCGACTTCGCAGGCCACCCGGACTCCATAGCGGTGCCGCTGTTTGCTTGGCTGCTGGTGAATCAGAACGAGCTGATGTCCAACCTCGATCGCGCCAAGGATTCAGTCAAGTTCGAAGCCGACATACTCGACAACAAGAAAGTGGATCTGTCGTTCACCTTGCCGCTTACCGAGCGCGTGATCGTCAAAAAGCAGGGCGATGGGCAGCTGCTGATCACCCACCCACCAGAGCCGCAGCCTGACGAGCCCTATGAAGCAACCGACTGGCAGCTCGAAGACGGTGCCGGCAACGTGCTCGCCAATTGGACGAGCCCCGCGCCGTGACCGCTGACCTGGAAGCACTTGAAGACTGGGCCGGCGGACTGCTGGCCAAGTTGGAGCCCGGCGAGCGGCGCCGGCTCAACCAGTCGATCGCCCGCAAGCTGCGCAAAAGCCAGCAACAGCGCATTACCGCCCAGCGCAACCCCGATGGCACTCCCTTCGCCCCACGTAAAGAGCGGGATCTGCGCGCAAAAAAGGGTAGGGTAAAGCGCAAGATGTTTACCGCCCTCAAAACCGCCAAGTACCTCAAGCTGCAAACCGACGCCAACACCATCGGCCTGGCCTTCCTCGGCCGCACCGCACGGCTGGCCCGCGTGCACCAGTACGGCCTGCGCGACCGCCCCGGCCAAAACTCCCCCCGAGTAAAGTACGAACAGCGCGAGCTGCTCGGTCTCACCAGTGCGGATCTGGACATGATCCGCGACGACCTGCTCGCGCACCTGGCCGATCGCGGCCTGTAAAACCCACCCCTACAACGCCAGCAACTGCCAAATCTCGCGCCCCCGCGTGAGCATAGCGGCATGAACCCAATCGCCGAACTCCGCCGCCGCCTCGACAACATGATCCGCCCGGGCACCATCTACGCCCTGGACGCGGACAGCAAGCGCTGCCGGGTGAAATCCGGCGAGCTGCTCACCGATTGGCTGCGCTATTTCGTCGACCGCGCCGGCAGCGTGCGCAGAAACAGCGACCCAACCCTCAACGAGCAGTGCGTCGTCTTCAGCCCCAGCGGCGAGATGGGCGCCGGCTTTGTGCTGGTCGGCCTCAACAGCGACGAATTCCCGGGGCCCAGCGCCAACCCGGATCTGGACAGCACCACCTATGCCGACGGCACATGTTTCGGGTATGACCAGGGCAGCGGCGACTACACCGTCATGATGACGGCAGAAGGCCAGATCAACATCAGCGCCCCGGGCGGAATCAACATCACCGGCCCCGTCAATATCACCGGCCTGGTCACAGTCACTGACGACGTGGTCGCCGACGGCATCAGCCTGGTCAATCACAAGCACGGGATCACCGGCGGCAGCTCAGCCCCCGGACCCACGGACGTGCCCCAATGAACGGCATGGACCGCAACACCGGCAAGCCGCTCGACGGCTTGGGCCACCTGCGCCAGTCCATAGGCGACATCCTCACCACCCCGATCGGCTCCCGCGTCATGCGCCGCGACTACGGATCCCTGCTGCCCGAGCTGATCGACCAGCCCCAGAACGCCGCTACCACCCTGCGCCTGTACGCCGCCACCTGCAGCGCCCTGATGACATGGGAGCCACGCCTGCGCCTCTCGCGCATCAGCCTGCAGCGCAACGCCAACGGGTCCGCGACCATGGATCTGGAAGGTGAGCATGCAGACACGGGCAACCGCGTAGAGCTGCAGGTGCCGCTGCAACTGGGGGCTGTCACATGAGCAGCTTCACCGCCGTCGACCTCAGCCAACTGCCACCGCCCACGGTGGTCGAGCCGCTGGACTACGAAACCATCCTCGCCCGCAAGCTCGCCCAGCTGATCGCGCTGGATCCGGCGTTCGATGCCCTGGTCGAATCCGACCCCGCCTACAAAGTACTGCAGGTTTCGGCATACGATGAGCTGCATCTGCGCCAACGGGTGAACGAAGCCGCCCGGGCGGTCATGCTGGCCTATGCCGTGAATGCGGATCTCGACCAGCTCGCCGCCAACTTCAACGTGCAGCGCCTGCTCATCACCCCGGCCAACCCGCAGGCAGTGCCGCCGGTACCGGCCGTGTATGAGTCAGACGAGGCCCTGCGCCGGCGCGTGCAGCTCAGCTTCGAGGCCTTCACCACCGCCGGCAGCCAGGGCAGCTACATATTTGCCGCGCTTGGTGCCAGCGGCCTGGTGCGTGATGCCAATGCCAGCAGCCCCGAACCCGGTCTGGTCTCGGTGTTTGTGCTGTCCCAGGCTGGCAACGGCACCGCATCCGAGCAGCTGCTCGATGCCGTCACCGCCGCAGTCAATGAAAAGAGCGTGCGCCCGATGACAGATCAGGTCAGCGTGCTTTCTGCCTCGGTGAATGAGTACGTCATCACCGCCGAGCTCACCGTGTACCCCGGCCCAGATGCAGAAGTGGTCCGCGCTGCAGCCTACGCCAGCGCCCAGGCCTATGTGGCATCCATGCACCGCATGGCCTACGACGTCGCCGTCTCCGGTGTGCATGCTGCCTTGCACATAGCGGGTGTGCAGTCAGTGGATCTGCAGGCACCCCTGGCCAACATCGTCAACGGCGAGGGCGAGGCATCCTATTGCACCGCCATCAATCTGACGCTCGCAGGTCAGCCCGATGTCTAGCTACACCCCCCTGCCGCCCAACGCTACACCGGCTGAGCGCAACCTCGCCCTGGTGGCCGGCCACGTAAATGACGTGCCCGTCATCGTGCGTGAAGTCTGGAATGCCGACACCAGCCCCGCCGATCTGCTGCCCTGGCTGGCCCGCGCTGTGTCGATCGACGTATGGGATCCGGAGTGGACAACCGAGCAGAAGCGCGCCGCGATCAAGGCCTCGCTCGGCGTACATCGCAAGAAAGGCACCATCGGCGCCGTACTCGACGCCCTGGGCGCGCTCGGCTTCACCGCCAAGGTGCAGGAGTGGTTCAACCAGATTCCCCAGGCCGATCCCTACACCTACCGGCTGATCATCGAAGTGGATCAGGTGGGTTACGACCTCGAAGACGTCGCGCTGCTGCTGGAAGTGGTCGGCAGCGCGAAGAACCTGCGCTCACACCTCACCGAGATCGCGCCGATCATTCGCAGCCAGGTCGGGCCGGTGCTCGCCTCGGCAGTGATGGTGGGTACCGAGCTGCGCCTTGAGCCAAGCAACGCGCAAGAAGTTGCAGTACTGAACGACTTCTACGCCGCCGAAGCCCTGCTCGACACCATCGTTAACGTCAACTTGGCCCAGCATTTAGGAGAGTAAGACCATGGCAGATCTGCCCTTGGACGAAGCGGTACAACGTTTTCTCAGTAATGAAAAGCGGGTGAATATTTTTATAAACTCACCATCAGGTGAGGAATCGTTTCAGACTAGCGAGGGCCAAACGATAGCTGTTCTACAGAAAATCGTAGAAGCTGCATTGCTATCAAATGGCATTTACCCGGATGTAGCAAGCGGAGTAGCCGCTCTTGCAGATGAGGAATATTTCAGTGTCCCCAGCTCCTCAGACGATGGATACCTCGATCTATTTCGACGATTCGGAACTACTGCTAATTATGTAAAAACCTACCCGTCACTAGAAGGCGCCTCTAATCCTGTAGCTTTTACCTATGGAGAGTCTTCACCAAGAGAAACGGGTGGAAAAGTAATAGCAGACTTAGAGCTTGATGACTTAGAAGTGTTGGTAGGAGGGCAAAATATAAGGATGCTCGATGCGGCCGGCAAAGTTTTCTTGGAATTAACGAGAGAGGCGGTAAAACTAAACAACCTCTCTATTAAAAGCCTTCTCCAGGCTGCTGATATAGAAACTGATAGAATAGAAGGGCCCGATTGGTTTGATTTTCAATCATCGAATGTATCGGTTAGCTTAAAGCCGGGACGTAAAGCAGCGCTGGTTTTCGAGTCGCAAGGCGTGGAACTCCTGACTTTCGACACCGAAAATAATGTTGTGCATATTCTCGGCAATTCATCCAATCCAAATCAAGAGGATGTCGAACCCGTTCCCGATCCACTTTATGTAGAGTCCGGTCCGTCATTGTACTTTGATACGACAGACCCGATTTTCACTGAGCGAGTTTTTCAGGGCATCCCATCTATCGCGCGGACTGGAAGCAGACTGTGGTGTTGCTGGTACGGCGATGATGACTTAAGCACTTCTGGTTTTGGTGAAGGTCCTGGTAACTTTGCAATCCTGGGCTATTCAGATGATAGCGGCGCTACTTGGGCTGAGCACGGATATATCAAGTTTCTGGATGACCCCGCGAAACGAGTGTTTGATATTCAGGCCTGGACTGATCCTGACGGCAAGTTGTGGGTTTTCTTTGCTGTGTGCGGCGGCAACTCTTTAATGGACGGTGTAGAAGGGGCCTGGGCTGTCAGTTGCAAGAATCCAGAGGGGGAAATTCCGAACTGGTCAACTCCATGGCGTCTGTCGTATTACGGCGTACCGATGCAGCCTGTAGTAATAAACGAGCAAGTTTATGTCCCGATTGACTATTGGGGCGGAAACGTCAGGCCCGGGGTTGTTGCGCAACGCCCTGATCTTGTCGGCAAGAGACTGTTCCGGCTCGATTATCGTAATCGCAAAGCCGAGTACCACTCTACGTTGCCAGCCAACATTGCGGGCAACTCGTTTGACGAAACCAACTTAACACAGCTATTTGACGGGCGCTGGCTTGCCGCATACCGGACTACTGGGCCGACTGAGTATTCAATATCAGAAGACGACGGCAAAACCTGGACGGCGTCGCAGGTGTGGGCCGCCCTTGGCGACAACCCTTCTTCGAGAGTATTTGTGGCAGCGACTCCAAGCGGCCGGCTTCTGGTTTGCTATAACGCGAGCGCCGTTAGAGATAAGTTGACTGTGGCGATATCGGAGGACGGCGGTGATAGTTTTCCATTCTCTGTATTAATTGATGCGAGAGGTTCAACGTCTTATCCGGGGGTAACCTTTGGTGAAAATGGAGAGATATACGTAACTTACGATTACAACCGAACTTCGGATAAGATCGTCTACTGCGCGGTTGTTAACGAACCGGAAATTATCGCTGGGACTTCTGTTCCTCAACTCAACATAGTGAGTGATAAGTAATGAAGATATCTGGATTTTCCTGGCCTCGAGTAACTAACTGGGCGCCATACCGTGCGGCATTGGGTGATTCAGTCGAAAGTCAGCCAGCGGGCGGTACGGTATCCTACTCGGAGCTTGTGGACGTTTCTGCGCTTCCCGCCACCTCGGCGGGGCTCCGCTGGCGCGGTGGGCTCAATCTTAAAGACGGCAAGGTCTTGATGCTCCCGGCCCATAGCGATGTGGGTAACTTCTACGTCTTCAACCCGTCGAACAATCAGCTAACTGTAGACTCTAATATAGGCGCATGGGGCGGCCCTGGTGAATTCTGGGGCGGCGCTTTGTTGAATGACGGGCGTGCAGTTATCGCGCCATTCACCCACCCGGACATTAAAATATACGACCCGGTATCGAAAATTATGTCCTCGGTATCTACCGGCGCCGGGGCAGGCGGCAACAAATTCCAGGGAGCTGTGACGCTTCTGGATGGCCGAGTCTTGTTCGCCCCCTACGACTTCTCTAGCGTGAGCTGGTTGACTGCTGATGGCACTGCTTTTGTCACTGGGCCTGCTCACGGCAGAGGGTTAAAGGCGTTCTCGGGTGCTGTACTCATGCCAAGCGGCAAGGTGCTGCTTGTTCCGCATCAGTCTACGCACTTTGGTATTTTCGACCCGTCCGACAACAGCTTCGCTTTGGGGCCAGCCCACGGCAAGACAGTAGTAGGCCCTGCCATTTTTGGTGGCGGGCTGCTCATGCCGAACGGCAAAGTTTTCGTAATACCTGCCCGAGCCGATTCGGGCATGGTATTCGACCCTGTAGAAGGGACCGCAGTAAATGCAGGTGCGCTTACTGCGCACACATCCGAGTGGTATTTGGGCGGCGCCATTCTGCCAGACGGTCGGGTAGCTTTAGCTCCTGGGTTTCAGCCGAACATATCAGTGTTCGATCCTGATTCTGTTCTGATTAGCCAAGGGGCTTCCATTGGGGCCCTGGCCAATCCGCCGTGGTTTACAAATGCCGTATCGATGGTTGATGGCCGAGTGCTCCTGATTCCCGCTAGGAGCGAGTTCCTCTCGGCAGTTTCCTTGGACGGTCATGAGGGTGGCCTTCCGGCAGTGGCGCTTCAAAGCGGTTATCTCAACAGGGCTTAAAGAGCCCAAGACGCAAGAATCTAGGAGCGCCAATGCCAACCTACAAATCCATTCACACCGCCCACGGCCTGCAGGCCATGGCTGCAGCCGAGGCCGCAGGCACGCCGATCAACATCACGCACATGGCCGTGGGTGATGGCAATGGCAACTTTGTGGATCTCGCCGACGACATGACCGCCCTGGTGAATGAGCGGTTTCGCGCCACAGTGAACCGCGTCTACCAGGATCCGGAGCGCAACTCCAAATACACAGCCGAGCTGGTGATCCCGGTCAGCGTGGGCGGCTTTACGATCCGTGAGATGGGGCTGTTCGATGTGGACGGCAACCTGTTCGCCGTGGGCAACGTGCCTGCATCGGTCATGCCTGCCGAGGGTGAAGGCGCGTTCGCGGATATGATCGTTCGCTTCGAGTTCCTGGTCACCAATGCCACAGTGGTCACCCTGCAGGTGGACCCCAACGTGTCAGTGGCCACCCAGTCGTGGATCCTCAACAACATCACCATGGCCACGCTGTTGCCGGGTGGTACCACTGGGCAGGTGGCGCGCAAGAATTCCAATGCTGATGGCGACATCATCTGGGCGGATCCGGACCAGGTGAACGTGACCGTGGATACCATCGAAGAGAAACAGGAGCTGGTCGACGGGCAAACCGTGGTCACCCTGGCGATCTGCACCACACGCGGGCTGGCCGTGTACGTGGACGGTGAGCGGGTACCCAATGACGAATGGACGCCGCACCCCACGGACCCGACCGAGTTCACGTTCAATACCGCGATTGTCGGCACGCATGAACTGATCTGCGCGCAGAACGAGCCCACCGGTAACGCACCCGCTCCGCTGGAGCGCAGCAAGAACCTTGCAGACGTCGAGAGCAAAGCCACGTCGCGGGACAACCTGGACGTGTTCAGCCGCGCTGAAACCCGGCAGATGTCACCCGCCGGCATGCTGGCTCACTTTGCCCGCACCAGCGCCCCCACCGGCTGGCTCAAGGCCAACGGCGCGGCCGTGGGCCGGGTAGCCTACGCGGATCTGTTCGCAGCCATTGGCACCACCTTCGGCGCCGGCGACGGCTTCAACACGTTCAACCTGCCCGACCTGCGCGGTGAGTTCATCCGCTGCTGGGACGACGGCAAGGGCGTGGATTTTGGCCGTACCCTGGGCAGCTGGCAGGGCGCTGCAGGTGGTGGGCTGGCCCAGTTCAAACTGATCCAGCAAAAGGCCGTACCGGCTGGCGGCGTAGGGCGTGGGGAGTTCCCGGTTCCGATGGACGGTAGTTTCAGCCAGTTCGTGCATACCGGTGAATACGGCGGCGATACGAACGGCTGGCTGGGCTTTGCCAATGATCCGCTGGTCACCAACCTGCGCCCCCGCAACCGCGCCATGCTCGCCTGTATCAAATACTGAGGGCCACCCCATGCAAGCCTACCAACTCAACGCCGCAGGGCTGTTCCTGGGCATCACCGAGGCGGACGAAAGCCCGCTCGAACCGGGCGTTTACCACATGCCCGCCGGCTGCATTGCCACACCCCCGCCCGAGACCTGGCCGGATGACACCTGGCCCAGGTGGAACGGCTCAGCCTGGCAGCTGGTCAACAAGCCCACCGCCCCAGCCGAGCCCAGCGCAGCGGAAAAGCTCGCTGCCTTCCTCGAAGCGAATCCAGATGTGGCCGCGCTGGTCGACACTCCGGAGCCGGTGTAGCATCCATCTGGCTTAGGTCGAAGTAAGCACCCCCGTTTCGGCGGGGTTCTTTGCCTGCCCCTGTAAACACGCCCCCCACAACCCCAGCCGCTCCCAATCCCCGCGCCTACGCGACAGCATGACCCCTGACAGCAACTACCGCCCTGCAGGGAGCCAACCATGCCCGATTCATATCATCACGGCGTCCGAGTCATCGAGATCAATGAGGGCACGCGCCCCATTCGCTCCATTTCCACCGCCGTCGTGGGTATGGTGTGCACCGCCTCCGATGCAGACGCCACCGTATTTCCGCTTAACCAGCCCGTTCTGCTCACCAACGTGCTCAGCGCCATCGGCGATGCCGGTACCGAAGGCACGCTTGCCGCCAGCCTGCGCGCCATAGCAGACCAGACCAAGCCCATCACCGTCGTCGTGCGGGTAGAAGAGGGGCTGGACGCGGCAGAAACTACCGCCAACATTATCGGCGGCGCTACAGGTGGTGAATACACCGGCATGCAGGCGCTGCTCGCAGCAAAGGCCCGCCTCGGTGTTACCCCGCGTATTCTCGGTGTACCTGGTCTGGATGACCCAGCCGTTACCGCTGCCCTGGTCACCGTTGCACAGTCCCTGCGCGCCTTCGCTTACGCCAGCGCCTGGGACTGTGCCGACAAGGAAGCCGCTGTGGCCTACCGCGACACCTTCGGCGCGCGTGAGCTGATGCTCATCTGGCCAGACTTCCGCGCGTTCGACACCACCGCAGCCGCCACAGTAGATGCGCCCGCAGTCGCCCGCGCCCTCGGCCTGCGCGCCAAGATCGACCAGACCGTCGGCTGGCACAAGACGCTCAGCAACGTGCCCGTCAACGGCGTGACCGGCATCAGTAAGGATGTGTTCTGGGATCTGCAGAACCCCGCGACCGACGCCGGCTACCTGAACGAGAACGAGATCACCACCCTGATCCAGCAGAGCGGGTTCCGCTTCTGGGGCTCGCGCACCACCGCCGAGGATCCGCTGTTCGCCTTCGAGAACTACACACGCACCGCGCACGTGGTGGCCGACACAATGGCAGAGGCGCACCTGTGGGCCATCGACCAGCCCATGCACCCTCAACTGGTGAAAGACATGATCGAGGGCATCAACGCCAAATTCCGCGAGTGGAAGACCCGCGGCTACATCATCGACGGCAGCGCCTGGTACGACCCCGAGCTCAACACCCCGGAGCGCCTCAAGGCCGGCAAGCTCGCGATCGACTACGACTACACACCGGTGCCCCCGCTGGAAGATCTGACCTTCCAGCAGCGCATCACCGATCGCTACCTGATGGACTTCGCCAGCCGCATCAACGCCTGATGCCTGACCCAGCGCGCCGCTAACCCCGGCGCCCACGGCCCACACTCCCGGAGAGCCCAGCCATGGCTATGCCACGCAAACTCAAGAACATGAACCTCTTCAATGACGGCATCGGTTACGCCGGCATTGCGAAAACCGTCACCCCACCGCCGCTCAGCCGCAAGATGGAAGGCTACCGAGGGGGCGGCATGAACGGCCCCATCAAGGTCGACATGGGCATGAGCGACGACGGTATCCAGCTGGAATGGACCGCCGGCGGGCTCGACGTCCAAACCCTACGCCAATACGGCATCACCCGGCACGACGGCGTGCTGCTGCGCTTTGTGGGTGCCTACCAGCGTGACGACGACGGCAGCGTGACCGCGGTCGAGATCGTCGTGCGCGGCCGGCACGAAGAAATCAGCATGGGCGAAGCCTCACCTGGTGAGGACAGCGATCAGTCCATGACCACCACCTGCAGCTATTACAAGATGACCGTGGACGGTGAAGTCATCATCGAGATCGACATCCCCAACATGATCGAGATCGTCGACGGCGTTGATCGCTTGGCCGAGCAGCGCGCCGCGATCGGCATCTGACGCCGCCCAGCCTGACCTGAAAACCCCGCTGCCCGGTTCGCCGGGCGGTATTGCAAACCCAAGGAGAATCACATGGCAACGCCCGAATACAGCAAGCCCGTTCCTCTCGATGTACCTATCAAGCGTGGTGAAACCAAAATCACCGACGTCAAGCTGCGCAAACCGCAGTCTGGCGAGCTGCGCGGCCTCAACCTGGTCAACCTGATGAACGGTGATGTGGACTCACTGATCCGCGTCATCCCGCGGATCTCCGACCCATCGCTCACCGAGCAGGAAGTCGCCCAAATGGAGCCATGCGACCTGGTGCAACTGGGTGACGCGGTGGCGGTTTTTTTGCAACCGAAGGCCATGCGGCAGCAGGTATCCCAAAGCACGTAGAGGAACCCATGGCGGACATTGCCATGGTGTTCCACTGGAGCCCCGAGGTACTGGACCGCCTTAGTCTCGTCGAGCTGATGGAATGGCGGGAGCGCGCCCGGGTACGCACTGACAGCGGCACAAAACACCGGTAGGGAACATGGCTCGCGATCTCAAACTAAAGGTAACCCTCTCGGCGCTGGACCGCGCCACCCGACCCATCCGCACCGTGATGGGCAGCAGTATTGGCCTGGCCAAATCCCTCAAGCAGACCCGCGATAGCCTCAAGGGTCTGCAAACCCAGCAACGCGACATCAGCAGCTTCCGCACCCTGGGCAACGCCACCAAGCAAACCGGTACCCAGCTCAAGGCCAGCCAGGATCGTGTGCGGGCGCTTTCTCGCGAGCTGGGCAACACCCGCAACCCGACCCGGGCACTGAATACCGAGTTCCGCCGCGCCGTGCGCGAAGCCCAGGGCCTCAAAATCAAGCACCAGGAACAGCAACGCACCCTGCAGGGCTTGCGCAGCAAACTCAACGAAGCAGGCATCAGCACCCGCAACCTGGGCGAACACGAGCGCCGGCTGCGTGGCGAGATCGGCCGGGCCAATACCTCGCTGGGCAAGCAGGAAGCAGCCCTGCGGCGGGTCACCATGCAGCAGCAGCGGCTGCAGCGTGCCAAAGACAAGTTCCATAAAAGCCAGCAGCTGGCCAGCAGTATGGCCGGCAGCGGTGCGGCTGGTCTGGCTGCCGGCGGTGGCGCACTGTACGCCGGCGCACGCTTCATGGCGCCCGGGCTGGAATTCGACGCCAGCATGTCCAAGGTGCAATCCCGCGCTCGCTTGGATAAAAGTTCGCCAGAATACAAGGCACTAAGGGCACAGGCCCGTTCACTCGGCGCAAGTACTCAGTTCACAGCCGTCCAAGCGGCCGAAGCACAAAGTTTCTTAGCTATGGCCGGGTTCAACCCCCAAGCGATTCAGGGGGCCATGCCTGGCATGCTCGATCTCGCCAAGGCTGGCGAAACCGACCTGGCGCAGACCGCCGATATCGCCTCCAACATTCTGAGCGGCTTCGGCATTGAAGCTACCAAGATGGGAATGGTTGGCGACGTACTGACCGGTACGTTTAATCGGTCGAACACCGACCTGCAGATGCTCGGCGAAACCATGAAGTACGCCGCGCCTGTAGCTCTCGCGCTGGGGCAGGACATAGAGACCGTTGCCGCTATGGCCGGCAAGCTGGGTGACGCCGGCATCCAGGGTGGCATGGGCGGCACGGCTCTACGGGCTATAATGAGCCGGCTATCTGCTCCTCCCAAGATGGCGGCCAATGCCATGGACGAGTTGGGGATATCGGCCAAGGATGCGATCGGCAACATGCGGCCGATGCCAGACATTCTCCAGGAGATCTATAAAAAGACCCGACAGATGGGCAATGCCGAGCGCGCCGGCTACTTGAAAGCGATTGCCGGCGAGGAAGCAGTCAGCGGCATGAACTACCTGGTAAATCAGGCGGGCTCCGGAGAGCTGCAGGGCTTCATCGCTACGTTGCGCAAGACCGAGGGCGAGGCCAGTAAAACAGCACGCACCATGGCGGATAACCTGCGCGGTGACCTGGACGCCCTCAACAGCGCCTGGGAGGATTTGGGCATCCAGACCATGGAAACCCAGGACGGCGGGTTGCGGGGCGTAGCACAGAGCCTCACCAGCATCATCGGCAAGGTCAGCGCCTGGACGGCGGCCAACCCCGAGCTCACCCGCCAGTTGATCAAGGGCGCCGCCGTGCTGGCCACCACCGTGGCGGTCATGGGCGGGCTCACGCTTGCCCTGGCCAGTATTATTGGCCCCTTCGCGATGCTGCGCTACGGGCTCACGTTCCTGGGCATCAAGGGCGCTGGCCTGGTCGGGATACTAAAAGGGTTGGGCGGGGCGTTCATGTGGGTGGGCAAAGCCGTGTTATTCCTCGGCCGAGCGCTGATGCTCAACCCGATCGGGCTGGCCGTCACCGCCCTGGCCGGCGCCGCGTACCTGATCTACAAGAACTGGGACACCATCGTTCCCTACTTCAAAGGCCTCTGGGCCGAGATCAAGACCGATGCCGGCGGTGGCCTGGCCGGGCTGGGCAAGCTGATACTCAACTTCTCGCCCCTGGGCCTGTTCTACCGCGCGTTCGCTGGCGTGATGCAGTACTTCAATGTTGATCTGCCCGCGCGCTTTACCGACTTTGGCGGGATGATTATCGGCGGCCTGGTAAATGGTATCAAAGGTGCCATGGGCAGCGTCAAAAGCACTATCACCGGCGCTGGCGAGCAGACCATTGGCTGGTTCAAGGAAAAACTCGGCATTCGCTCGCCGTCCCGCGTATTCGCGCACCTGGGTGATGAGACCATGGCAGGGCTCAAGCTTGGTATCGATCGCAGCCAACGCGGCCCACTTAGCGCCGTGCTCATCGCCGGCCAGGCAATGGCCAAGGCCGGCGCGCTGGCCATCGGTGTGGGTGGGGCAGGGCAGGCAGTAGCAATCGACAACCGCCCAGCTCTGCAGGCCACCCCGCCTCAGATCGTCATCCAGGGCGACACCTACCACATCCAGATCAGCGCGCCCCCGGGCAGCAACGAGGCCCAGCTCCGCCAGATGCTCAACCAGCTGCTGGACGAGCGCGAGCAGGGCAAGTCTGCGCGGATCCGCGCAGCGCTTCACGACAACGAATGAGGTACCCACCATGATGATGGCCCTGGGGCTGTATGTGTTCGGCCTGGATACCGCCGCCTACCAGGACTTCCAGCGGCAAACCAACTGGCGGCACCCCAGCAGCAACCGTGTGGGTGCTGCGCCGGTGCGCCAGTTTGTGGGCAAGGGTGAAGACACTATCACCCTGTCTGGCTTGATTCTGCCGGAGTTCAGCGGCAAGCGGCTGTCCCTCGACGCCCTGCGGCTGATGGCAGACACCGGCAAGGCCTGGCCCATGGTCGAGGGCACCGGCCGCATTTACGGGCTGTGGAGCATCGAGAGCATCAGCGAGAACAACACCCTGTTCTTCAGCGATGGCGCACCGCGGCGGATCGACTTCAGCATCACCCTGCAGCGCGAAGACGACAGCCGCCTCGAGCTGCTCGGCAACCTGGCTGAAACCATAGGGAACATCCTCAGATGATCGAGCAGCTCACCAGCCACACCGCGCCGGCGTTCCGCCTGGCCGTCGACGGCCGCGACATCACCCCCAAGGTCAACAACCGCCTGCTGCGCCTCACGCTCACAGACAACCGCGGCATCGAGGCCGACCAGCTCGATCTGACCCTGCACGACCACGACGGACTGCTCGCCATACCGCCGCGCCGCGCGGTGATCGACCTCTGGTTGGGCTGGCAGGGCAACGCCCTGGTGTACAAGGGCAGTTTCACCGTGGACGAGGTAGAGCATTCCGGCGCCCCGGATGTGCTTATGATCCGCGCCCGCAGCGCCGACATGCGCGCCGGCCTGACGCGCAAACGCGAGCGCAGCTGGCACCAGACCACCCTGGGCGAGATCATCGCCAGCGTGGCCGCAGCGTACAGCCTCATCCCGGTGGTCGATCGCGTGCTCGGCCAGATCCCGGTACCGCATCTGGACCAGGTGGACGAATCAGACGCCAACCTGCTCACCCGCCTGGGTACCGACCACGACGCGATCGCCACCGTAAAGGCCGGCCATCTGCTGCTGCTGCCCGTAGGGGCCAGCAAAACCGCCAGCGGGGTCAACCTGCCGCACATCACGCTCACCCGCCGCGACGGCGACAGCCACCGCTACCTGGTCGCCGATCGGGACGCCTACACCGGCGTGCGCGCCTACTACTACGACCCCAACAGCGCAGAACGGCTCGAGGCGATCATCGGCACCGAAGACAACATCAAAACCCTGCGCCACGTGTATGCCAACGAGCAAAGCGCCCTGCAGGCTGCCCGGGCGGAATGGCGACGGCTGCAACGTGGCCTGGCTACCCTCAGCTACACCATCGCCCGCGGCCGGCCAGACCTTATCCCCGAGATGACCTTCAGCCTGGTCGGCATCAAGCAGCAGATCACCGAAGTGGTCTGGCTCTGCGCACGCCTCACCCATGAGTTGAGCGACAGCGGCTACATCAACAGGCTGGAGCTAGAAAACCAATTGGCCGAAGACGAGGATCTGGCCGCGCTGGTAGAGGGCGGCTATACCGGCGTGCTGGCTTGGTACCGGGACAAAGACGGGGCCCAGAAGAAGATCACCCAGGGCGACCAGGCCAACCCCAAGCGGTTGACCCATCTGTATGCCAGTAAGGGGAGTGCGGAAAGGGCGGTGGAACGGGAGTTTGAGAGGTTGGAAGTGGGGCCCGGTGATTCGGCCCCTAATGCCTAGGCAATTTATTCTTTCGGTTTGGGAATAATACCCATTTTGCGTTGGAACTCCTCGAAAGGCTCCAGTCCCTTTGCCGCGTCCTTTATCAACTGATGATTGGGGTTAGCATCCAGGTTGCGGTGCATCTCGTTGAAAGGTTCCAATATTTTAGCCGCGTTCTTTATCAATTGTTGATTTGGAGGCTCTAGCAGTGATTTGAGATTGTCCGACATGGGTTGTAGCTTTAGAGCATTTTGAGTGGCCATTACCGAATCAAGCAAAGCCCTTGCATCACTGTTTAAAACTGGGCTGTTCTTGAGTTCATCTAGTTTGGCAGTTTTAGACTCACCCCTTCTTGGCTGTTCAACTACTGCAGCGGCCTTGTTTCTTGGTTCGATCATGGCTTTCATCGCTTTATCGTAGAACAGTGATGCTGCCGCCATCTCTCTGTCTGTGAAACCTAATCTGCGGGCTTCTTCCGACGCCTCGTCCATGGCCAATGAGATATTTCGCAGATACTGGTCATGCATCTCCTTGGTTAACTTAATTATCAATCCCTTTTCCCGCGTTTTGAGTTCTTTGAGCTCGTTATTGCTTTGTTTTTTTAACTCGCCCTCCCGCTTGATAAAGTTATCTATTCTTTCTTGCAGCTCGCTTACTTCTAACCTGTGAACTTCCCCGTCTTTAGTTTTGTTCTCTCTGGCGACTTCGATCTGCTTTTGTGCGGCGTCCAGTTGTTCTTCAAGGTATTCGAACTTTTTATTAACGGAATTTAGCTGCCGATCCTTTGCATCAAGTTCAGCCTCCGACTCAGCGACCTTTCTATCCGCCTCGCGCCGGTTTTCACGGGCTTCCTCCCTTGACATAGGATTGGCATCAACGTGCTTGACGTAGTCTTCCTTCGCCTTCCGGATTTGCCAGCGCCAGTATTTCATCAGATAGCGGTTTGCAAAGGGGTAGCTAAAAACGAACGCCGCCGCGAAGATCCCTGGGTAGATAATGCCGAGCGTTATCCCATTCAGCCAGGGCGATTGCAGTGCGAAGTGGGCTTGTAAGACGGCCAGTTTATCTTCTACAGAGTTTGTAGAAAGCAGCCACAGAATCACCTTGTGATTCAACACCACCCAGGAAAGGATGAATGGCAGGAAAATGGGGTTGGTAACCCGCTCTGATATCTGCACCTTTACCGAATCCAATACTTCTCTCATGTCGAATCCTTTCTATGGTTGATCTTGTTCAGGCTTAGACGTGGTCGCCTCGCCCGCGCTACTGGCGATAAAGGCAAAGCACGCGGCAAATCTCAACAGATCCGCCTGGTGCAAAGGGTGCATTCTTCGAAAATGCTGGATCAACAATGCTTCTTCATCGCTCAGCGGCTCTACGTTCGCGTTTCCTTCGAGTTGTTCGATAAACATGCTTGCCACTCCTAATACGGCGCCGGTACCGGACTGATACCTTCCTTCGCCAGGAGTTATCTATTTTCAACACATCACCGCGTGTCAGAAGCCGCCTAAACGTCTAATTTCAGCATTAACTCGACTGCTATTGGCAAAGCTCAAGCCCCTGATGGATTAGCGGCCCGACGCTGTACCTGGTACCTGGCAATTCAGGGTTCTCCAGCCAGATGTCATCGAGGGTATCCATATCGCTCTGTGTGCGCGCTGGCCCGTTGAGCGGATAGGTATCACCCGTCACAACGTCAGCGACCACCACCGCATTCCTGCGGAGACATATCAGGTGCATTTCCTCCATGCTGAATGGCCATTCCGGCCCATAGCTCTCGGCGCTGATTAGCACAATATTGGGCGCCTTAGGTGGAGTGGGGGCTGCGGGGAGCTGCTCAATATCATTGGCATCTGGCGCATCGCCACAAGCAGACAATAGAGCTGCAGCAAAAGTCGCAATAAGTGCATGTCGAAATTCCATCTCGTGTTTTCCTTTTTGATTGGGTTTATTGCCGGGCCAGATCAGCCCTCTTTTGACACTCCATACACAGCAGCCGTCTCGGCCAGGGCGGTGGTGAGGCGCTCAACGGCAGCCTGATCAGGGGCGGGAAGTTTGCGGTAGTGGTCTAGCACTGATGCCTCTTCCTCTGTGAGCGATCCCTCCAAAGCAGGCGTTCTGCGGCCAGTTAGAACGTAGAGCACATCGACGCCATTCTCTGCGATTGCGGCAAGGTAGGGCGCGTCGGGGTGCCTGGAACCCTTCTCATAATTCAGCTGAGTGGTTTTCGTCACCCCGCCAAGAGCGCCGAAATCTTCTTGATTGAAGCCCAGCCTCCGGCGCTCTTCTTTCAGTCTTTCGCCGAAGTTCAACAAATGGGCACCATTTCCTGTTGACAGTTCAACGAATGTTGAACTAATCTCGTCTGTATTGAACACTTTTAAACCCTTTGGATGACTATGCCAAACCTCAGAACCCCAGAGCAAGCGCGCGAATGGCTGGATCAGCAGGGCAAATCCGTGACTGAGTTCGCCGCCGAACATGATCTCGACCTGCACACCACCTACCAGGTGCTCTCCGGCGCCAAGAAAGGCAAACGGGGCGAGGCGCACAAAGCTGCCGTCGCACTGGGCATCAAGCAGGGCGAAGTACCCCTGCCGCCGTTTCAACCTGTACCCGCTCAGATCAGCCAGTAAGGATCAGCCGCCATGAAATCCGACCCCAAACGCCTCCGCACCCATCGCGCCACGCTCAACTTCGATGAGTACGAACAAAAGCTGATTAACGCCCTGGTCGACTACACCGGCTTGAGCCAGGCCGAGTTGCTTCATCTGATCGTGATGAAGGAAGCCCGCGATCTGCTGCTGCCTGAATCCACTGTAGAGCTGGCCCGCGCCTGAAGCGAGTGACCAGAGAGTCGCTAGCGGGTCACCAAATAGTTACTAAAGAGTCACTGATGCCAGAAGCCCATGTTGAATTCGATGACACAGAGCGCGAACTGCTCGAGCGGATCCGCCAACGCTACGGTCTGGACGATTGCGCCCAGGCAGCCGAATGGCTGGTCAGAGCGCGGCTGCGCCGTGCAGCCAAAAGCATCACCGGCCGCGGGCGGGCGCTGTACCCGGTCGGCCGGTAGCCAACCTTTACTTGATTCAGGGGAGGGACGATGAGCGTCTACAAGCTGGTTTGTCCGCACTGCCGCGGCAAGATGCGCATCCGCACGTCAGACGGCGAGCACATATTCCTGCGCACGGCGTATCTGCAGTGCACCAACGAGGCTTGCAGCTGGTCCTGCCGTGCCACGTTCGAGATGACCCACGAGCTGAGCCCCAGCTCTACCCCCAACCCCAACGCCATGCTGCCCGTAGCCCCCAGTGCGATGCGCCGGGCGGCACTGCCGCAGAACGACGACGAGCAACTCGACATGCTGGACCACAAGGAGCACGACCATGCTGCAAGCACAGACGCATAACCAAGCAACCGAGCACCAGGACATGCTGCAGGCGGCCGCCAGTGGTTTTGTCGCCCGCCACCAGGGCGAGCACCTGGATGACCAGGCGCTGTTCGATCGCACCGTCGCCCACCTGATCGCGGTATTCCAAGTCAATCGCACCACGGCGGAGAACATGGCAGCCCGGGCCAGCGCGCCGGCGCCGCATACAGTCCCAGGCTTCGGGCTCGACAGCATGGCCAAGGAAGCGATCAACTTCATGCAGCGCATGGACCCCGCCACGCTGGCCACCGTCATGTGCCACAGCACGGCGCAATACCTCAAGGGCCTGTTCGATATCAGCCTGGAGGCAGCACAAGACGCCGCCGCCGTCGCCTTTGCCCGCCTGCGCCCATCGCACCTCTACCACGACGTCAGCCGCAGTGACGCCCAGCTGGTCATGCTGCGCGATCCCGAGCGCGGGGTGACCTACGCGGTGCCGGTGTCGTTCATCGTCCACCACGTTATCCAGAACCCGGCACGCCACACCCTGCACCTCGTCAACTGATCCGGAGCGCGCCATGGATACCGTCAAAGTCGTGCTCGAGCTCACCCGGGAAGAAGCCGCCGCGCTCGTTCAGGCCCAGCGCACCGCCTACCGCCTGCGCCTGCAGGCCGAGTTCTGGGACGACCGCTACCGCAACATTCCGCACCCCATGCGGCACGGCAGCATCCTGGCGCATTGCCCCGATATGTCAGCCAACAAGAAACTGCTCGGCGCACTCGCCCAGGGCAGCAAAACCGAATCCGTCAGGGGCGTTTGATGCAATCTGAAATACATCGTGAAGTGCTCACGCGCATCGACCGTGACTACGGCCTGAAAAAGGTCTCCGGTAACTGGATGCGCGGCGGCACCTGCCCCGTTTGCAGTAAGAAGGAGCTGTACACCCACAAGGATGAGCCGTGGGTGCTGCGCTGCGGCCGCGAGAGCAAATGCAACGCCGAGCTGCACGTAAAAGACCTGTACGACGATCTGTTCGACGACTGGAGCAACCGCTACAAGCCCACGCCAGAAGACCCCACCATCACCGCCCGGGCGTACCTGGAGTTCAACCGCGGCTTCCGTGAGGAGCTGATCAAGGGCTGGTACACGCAAGAGCAGTACTTCGATCGCGAGCTGGGCATCGGCACCGCCACCGTGCGCTTTTCGCTGCCCAACGACAGCTGGTGGGAGCGCCTGATCGACCGGCCGCACCGCTTCGGCAAAAAGGCGCGGTTCAAGTTCCAGTCCAAGCACAACGGCTGGTGGTGGTGCCCGCCCTCTGTGGATCTGCTGAAGGTCGACGAACTGTGGATCGTCGAGGGCATCTTCGACGCAATCGCACTGGCCCATAACGACATCACGGCCGTCACTGCACTGAGCAGCAACAACTACCCCGAACTGGCCCTGGCCAAGCTCGCCCGCGACTGTGACGAGGCCGGCACCAAACGCCCGAAACTGGTATGGGCTCTGGACGGTGACGCAGCCGGCCGGCGCTACACCCGCAAGTGGGCAGCCAAGGCGCGCGAGGCCGGCTGGAAGTGCTCGGCCATGCAGATCCCCCAGCGGGACAAGAAGATCGACTGGAACGAGGCGCATCAGCGCGACAAGCTGACCGGGCAGAACATCGCCGAGTATCGGCATCACGGTGAACTGCTGCTGGCCCAGAGCCCGACCGAAAAAGCCCTGCTGATGTACACCTGGCGCGAGCGCCACGAGTTCCACTTCCAGTTCGACCGCCGTCTGTATTGGTTCAAGCTCGACATGGTGAAGTACAACAAGGCGTTCAACGACCTGGAGGAGTCCGAGCACGTCGAGATCCGCGCCATGAATGACCACCAGCGGCGGGAGAAAGCGCTCGAGCAGTCGGGCAGCGTGGTGCAGATCGCCAACTGCTACCCGCAGGCGCTGTACTTCCAGCGCAACGAGGTGACCGATGAGTCGTGGTATTACTTCCGCGTCGACTTCCCCCATGACGGCGGGAGCATCAAGAACACGTTCACAGGTGGCCAGGTGTCCGCCGCCAGCGAATTCAAAAAGCGCATGCTCTCGATCGCCGCCGGCGCCGTGTTCACCGGCAGCGGCCAGCAGCTCGACCGCATCATGCAAGACCAGCTCTACGGCATCAAAACGGTAGAGACCATCGACTACATCGGTTACAGCCGCGAATACCGCTGCTACGTCCTGGGCGATCTGGCCATCAAAGCGGGGCAGATGTACCAGGTAAACGACGAGGACTTCTTCGAGTTCGGCAAGCTGCGCCTCAAGAGCCTGCTGAAAACCATCCCCCTGCACATCAACCGTGACGCCAGCAAATACCGCGACGACTGGCTGGCCATGCTCTGGACCGCCTTCGGCGCCAAGGGCGTGATTGCCCTGGCGTTCTGGCTGGGCTCACTGTTCGCCGAGCAGATCCGCGAGCAGTACAAATCCTTCCCCTTCCTGGAAGCCACCGGCGAGGCCGGCGCGGGCAAGACCACGCTGATCACCTTTCTGTGGAAGCTGATGGGCCGGGAATACGAAGGCTTCGACCCGTCCAAGTCATCGGTGGCCGGCCGCTCGCGTCTGATGGGGCAGGTGTCCGGTATGCCGGTGGTGCTGATCGAGGGCGACCGCAACGAGGCCGATCGCGCACACGCCAAGTCATTCGACTGGGACGAGCTGAAAGACTTTTTCGGCGGCGGCACCCTGCGCACCCGGGGCGTAAAAACCGGCGGCAACGAGACCTACGAACCGCCATTCCGCGGCACCATCGTGATCAGCCAGAACGCCGACGTGTCAGCCTCCGAGGCCATCCTCACCCGTATCGTCAAGCTGCACTTTCAGCGCCCGGTGGTCACCGATGAAAGCCGCGCCGCCGCAGACAACCTCAACCTGATGCAGCCCGAGGAGCTCAGCTATTTCATGATCAAGGCCCTGCGGATGGAAGAGCAGCTGATGGGCGTGTTCGGTACCCGGGTGCTGGCCTACGAAAAGGCCCTGCGGGCGCTCAAAGAGATCCGCGTGGAACGCATCATCAAGAACCACGCGCAGATGATGGCGCTGGTGGATTGCCTTGACCAGGTGCTGCCCCTGGGCGAAGAGCGCAAGAACGAAGTGGTACTCACCCTGCGCACCATGGCCATGGAACGCCAGCAGGCCATCAGCGCCGACCACCGCCTGGTTGCCGAATTCTGGGAGGTATACGACTACCTCGAAGGGCTAGAAGAGGATCCGGTCGTCAACCACAGCACCGACCCCAACCTGATCGCCATCAACCTCAACGAGTTCGCCGCCCGCGCCGCCGGCCACCGCCAGCAGATCGCCGAGCTCACGCTGCTGCGCTCTCTGCTCAAAGACAGCCGCACCCACAAGTTCATCGACTCCAACCGCGCCGTGCACAGCGCCATCCGCGCCAACCACGCCCAGGAGCGCAACGGCGCGTTCGACAAACCCAGACCCAGCACCCTCAAGTGCTGGATCTTCAAGAAGTAGGCGCGGCAACGCCTGCCCATCAAGCAAGGAGAGAACCCAATGCAGAAATACATACCAGACGAGCCGCTCACCGAGGCCCAGAAAGACGCCAGAACGGCCAGCATCTACGCCGACATTCTCGCCATGGAACAGCGCAAGGAATACGCCCGCGAGCTCGGCCTGCCCGCCCTGGTGCGCCTGGTGAAGGTCGCCCAGGGCAACACCGGCCAAAGCGCGCACATCGGCCGCTTCCTGCTCAGCCTGTACAACGGCCGCGCCTACCCGCTGGACCCCAGCAACCTGCGCTGCATCGACTACGACCTGCACCAGTGCTGCCTGTGCGTGCTCGCCATGGACTATTCGCCCGAGCGTGAAGTGCACGAGCTCGTCGTCGGTGGCCACCAGATCTGGGAGCAATTCAAAGAGCGGTGGGGGCAGCAGTCATGAGCAAGCCCCCGTTCTATGCCGGCACCTACAACGGCCGCGACTACATCCACCAGATGGTGGGCGAGCGTGTCGTGGCAGCCAAGAAGATGACCGAAGCGCAATGCCTGGAAGCCCTCAAGCTCCCCGGCCTGCAAAAGACTGTCAGCACCGCCCTGAACCGGCGGCTGATGGAGCTGGAAAAGCAGAAACTCACCGAGGGAGAAACACCATGAAACTGCACCTGATATCAGGCCCAGCCGGATCCGGCAAAACCACGATGCTGGGCGCTCTGGCCCGCCAATCTACCGGTGTCAAAAGGAGTGATCCCACTAACTGCACCATGGCTGGCATGGCGAGATTGGTACGCGCAGCCTTCGTGAACCCTCATACCAAGCTGGTGGTCTTCGACGGTATCAATTCAGAACAGCTTTTCGAGCTGACGAGGCTGAGCCGCACCCTGAATGGTCGCGAGGATTTGACCATTGCCGCCGCCCTGGCCTGCTATGTCCAGGCGCCCGACTACACGTTCGAGAACCTGCAAATCACCCACCTGCCAGCACGGCAAGCACAGCCAGCCTGAACAAAAAAAAGCCCCAGTGAGCGGCAACTCACCGGGGCCCGCTACCACACAAGGAGAGAACCCCATGCAAACGCATGAGAATCAAAGCAGCAGCGCGGTAGAGAGTACCAGCAGCGCGCATATCAAGCGATACCAGGTGAGTGAGCCGTTTTCCGACTTCGAGGTAACGCTCGAGGTCGATCACACCATCCTGACGCCTGAGCGGGCAAAGGAGATCAACGAGTTTCGCGGTAGTCCAGAAGAGCGTATCGAGGCGGAAAACGGCGACGAAGTGAAGGCTGTCATACGGATGGCCGGCCAGTTCATCGTCCGTATGATGCTCGAGAGCGGCTGGGGCGTCAGCTTTCGTACCCGCCAGGTAGACCAGGGGCATACCTGGTCTACCAAGTTCCGGAGCGAGGAGGGCTGGGGCGGCGAGGACGACACACACTTCGGCTGGTGCGGGATCCGAGTTATCGGCGCAGATGTAGAAGCGCCAGGCTTCGACGAGTTCCAGCTCGAGGAGTTGCCCAATGAATAACGCCGACCTGCTGAACCTCCCCGCCGGCGACCTGCGCGCCATGTATGCCAACGCCATGGACCAACTCGAAGCTGTCAAGCGCCTGCTCACCGAGGAACCCAAACCCGTCACATTCACCACCAGCGGCCGCCAAACGGGCAAAACCACCAAGCTGCTGCACGAGCTCCAGCGCGAGAACATGACGTACCAGGTGCGTCTTGACGAGATCCGCAGAGCACTGGGTGTCAGCGATGCAAAGCCAAAGATCACCAGTCCAGAGCGCGCCAACTCGACGGGCGTGAAATTTAACGGCTTTCACGTGATGTGCAACCCCATGCTCCCCCCGATGACCATGATGGTCGGGAATGACGTTTACAAGATGCTGACCGAACATGTGCCGTCGAGGATGCCCAATGAATAACGCCAACCTGCTGACCCTGATCGGCCTGCTGATGCTCTGCGGCTTCATCGTCGTCTGGGCCCTGGTCCGCGGCTGCGCCGACGATATCGACGCCCTGGACCGCTACCAGGTCGAGCCCAACCCGCACCGCTGCCCAGAGTGCAGCGCCATCAAATCCGAGACAGACGAGATCACCGGCTGCCAATACTGCGCAGGGGTCAAGCAACCATGAACCCAACAATCAAAACCGAGCAGCCCCAGGACAAAGGTTTCATGCACATACAGGTGATCTGCGATGTTTGCGGTGAATCCCGCAGAACCCACCACCACCCACGCTGCTCGAAGATCCGCCAGCAGCGGTACCGGAGGGAAGCGACCCACAGCAACCAAGCCGCAGGGTTCGAATCTAAGTCGGCGCTGCCAAAGCCAGCCAAGGGAGGCTCGAGCAAATGAATAACGCCTTTTATTTGCAGGACACCCGCACCAACACCGGTACCCGAGCCATGTTCTGGAGTAAACACGGCGGCTACACCTCCAGCCTGAGAGACGCCGAGGAGTTCACCTGGGAGAAGGCTGTCAGCCAGTATCAATCCCGCGAAACAGATCTGCCCTGGCCAAAGGCACACGTCGACGCTCGCGCGCAGACCAGCGTGGATTTCCAGTACCTGAACGCGCAGGCCGCTGCTGCAGAGATCGACCATGAATCGATCTTCTTTGTCGCCTATCCACGGCAATGGGATGGCAACGATCTGGTTTGGCGCGATGACTTGGGAAAACCAACGGCCAATCTTAATGGGGCAATACGGCCAAATGGCAGTGAAGCTGCCGCCTACTACCAGGAACTTGGATTTGAGCTATGGCCCGCTGGATACATTCTTGAGAAAAGCCGAAAAGTGGTGGTCGCATCGGATCTGGATATCAAGCAGGCAATGCGCGAAGCCGGCGTGAAACTGCCCAAGATCAAACGTCATCGGATCCGCAAACAACGATTCAACTGCGAAGGCTGCGGCAGATTCCTTAATGAACGCCAACGCTACTGTGGATGCGATAACTGTGGAGAGAGCAATTCGCCATGATCACCCAAATCGGCATCACCCTATTCAGCCTGATCGCCATCTACCTCACCCAGGACAAACGCCTCGAGCGCCGCCGCTGGGCCAGCGTCTTCGGCCTGATCAGCCAACCATTCTGGTTCTATGCCTCGGTCACCACCGAACAGTGGGGCATCTTCCTGCTGTCGCTGCTGTACACGGCAGTGTGGGCCAAGGGCTTCTATATTCACTGGATCGCACAACCGGAGGTGGTCTGATGCCCTTGCCATACCAGGACGCCAAGGCCGGTACCCGCGCCTTCGACGAGATCCAGAAAACGCTTGATCACTTCGGATGCGATCGCTTCGGCTCGATGCAGGACAAAGGCCGGCAGGAAACCATCGTCCAGTTCAGCTATCAAGGCCGTGACGTGCTGATGAAAGTGAGCTGGGGCGGTTACGCCAGCCTCTGGCTCAAAGAGAACCCCTGGTCGTCACGCCGGCAACTGGACAAAGACGGCTGGAATAAGAAAGCCATGGACGTTGCCCAGGGCGCGGTATGCTCGCTGCTGCGCGACTGGATCAAGGCACAGGTCACCGCCGTGGCCTGCGGCGTCCGGACGTTCGAGGAGGCATTCATGCCAGACCTCATGCTGCCCAACGGCCAGCGCCTGATCGAGGTGGTGCACAACCAGAAGATGCTGGAGAGTAAGCCATGACGTTTGGAACTTATTTAGCTATCTCTTTGGTAATGATGGTCATGGATTCAGCAATCTGCCTGACTTCAAACGAGCGTTACCGAGTCGTCCCATCTCTACTGCTCTCTTTGATCTGGCCATTTACAGCTTTATGCGCCATCTACTACGCATGGCGTCATAGCCGGAATCTGAAGCCATGATGGTGGATCCAGCCGTAAAGCCCATCAAACAGCAGCTGCTCGAGCTCGAAGCGCAGGCCTGGTTGCAGAAAGGCTACAACAACCCCACCGGCATCGAGCAACTACGCGAGCAGCTCAAGGCCCACCGGTCGCAGGCGAACATAAACAACCTGGTGGATGAAATGCGCCGGCAGTGGACGCGCCGGCGCGAGTGGATGACCGACGGTGGCTCTGGATGAAAAGCAAAGCGGCTATCATGTCCCGACTTACCCCGGGCCAGATCCAGTTGCTATCGCTACTCGCAGACGTAGCGGTCGATCGCTGGCTGGCCCAACCGGCCAACCAGAGCGATAGAAATAATGAGAGCAACAATCTACGCGCGGTACAGCTCCGACAAGCAGAGCGAAACCTCCCTCAGTGACCAAGTCACCATCTGCCAGCAACACGCCCAGCGTGAAGACTGGCTGGTGGTGGCCACCCACACCGACACCGCAATCTCTGGATCCAGCCAGGTCAGCAGTCGCCCAGGAGGCAAAGGGCTGTTGGCCGACGCGCTGGCCGGCCGCTTCGAGATCCTGATCCTGGAATCACTTGATCGCCTTTCACGCGACCAGGTCGAGCAGGAATCCATCGTCCGCCGATTCGAGCACCGCGGGATCCGCATCGTCTGTGTATCCGATGGCTACGATTCCCAGCATTCCGGCCGCAAGGTCATGCGCGGCGTTCGCGGTCTGATAAACGAGCTGTACCTCGACGACTTGCGCCACAAGACCCAGCGCGGCCTGCACGGCCAGGTCGATCGAGGCTACATCGCCGGCGGCAAATCCTACGGTTATGACATCGTCAAGGATGACCACGGCAGCCGCTACGTGATCAACGAGCTCGAGGCGCACTGGGTCCGTTGGATCTTTGCCCAGGTGATCAAGGGCAGGGCATACCGGCACATCGTCTACGACCTCAACGAGAAGGGAGTCCCATCGCCAAGGGGCAACAGCTGGGCAGTGTCGACTCTTTATGGCAGTCCCATCAAAGGCTCCGGACTGATCAACAACACCCTCTATATAGGCAACTACATCTGGAACCGTTCGCAGTGGATCAAGGATCCCGATACCGGCAAGCGACAGCGGATCGATCGGCCGCGGCACGAGTGGCGCGAAAGCAATCTCCCTGATCTGCGCATTATCGATGACATCACCTGGTCAAAGGCTCGCGCCCGTATAGATGAAGGCAGAGCAGCAAACGGCCATAAGCATTCAAAGCGGCCACCGTCAGCACTGCTCAGCGGGATCCTGCGCTGCCCACACTGCGAAGGTCCGCTCACATCGTTTGGCAGCACCCGATATGGCTGCTCGCGAGCCCATGATCGCGGCATCACTGTCTGCAAGGGCTTTACCGTCGGCCGTGCTCGAGCAGAAAAGCGCCTGCTCGGCGCCATCCGTTCAGAGCTACTGTCAGACGACGCCGCACAGCTGTTCGAGATCCTGGTAGCCGAGCGCCTCGAGGCAGCCAGAGCCACCGATCCGACAAGCACCCTGGCTGACCGCCGTGATGAGATCCAGGCAGAGATCGGACGGCTGGTGGATGCGATCGCCCGGCTGGGCATGTCAGCCCCGATCGAACAACGGATCCGCCACGCCGAGCGCGAGCTGCGCACCATCGAGAACGAGATCGCCCACCAGGCCGCAGCAGACGCACCAATGATCGACGTGCGAAGCACATTCAAAGCTCTGCTGATGAATCTGGGCACAGCGCTAGAGTCGAGCCCGCGAGAAGCGAGAAAGGCTGCAGGTGACATTCTGGGAAGGGTCGATATCGAACTGAAAGGCCGCGAAGTATGGGCCCAAATAGCAAGAGGCCCCGCCCTGCAAATAGCAGTCGGGGCCTCGGGCTGTAATGATGGTTGCGGGGGCAGGATTTGAACCTACGACCTTCGGGTTATGAGCCCGACGAGCTACCAGACTGCTCCACCCCGCGTCTGAGGGCGCCATTCTACTCATTGGCGGAGGGCTGTCAAGCGATTGAACAGAAAAGATTTTTTCCTCGCGGGTTATGCCTGGGTAAGGTCCGCTCCGTGATCAGGGCAAACAGCTCGCCAGGCCCCGCGTTCTTTGATGTGCGTCACAATGCCATCATCGCTACTTGGCTAAAATGCCAACTCTGGCGTATGCTCCGATTGGAGCAAGCATCCTGAAAATAATAACAGTCGCCTGATGCGACGGTGGAGTCCAAGGTGACCAAAGCAACAGACACCTATGCCCTGTCTGCCTGGCGTGGCGAATTTGTTTTTAAAGAGACCGAGCAGGCCTATCGTGAGCACGTCAAGGAGGAAACCGCCCGCCACCTGATAGTGGCCCTGCGTGTATGGGCAGGATTGCTGGTCACCTTCGGCTGGTTGGATTATATCGCCCTGGGCATGAGCGAAGGCTTTTATCACCTGATGGGTATGCGGTTGTTTTCCGCGACCATGGTGCTGATCTTCTCCGCGGTGATCAAGTATCGTCCCGGGCTGGCCCGTGACGGTGTTGGTGTGACCATCATCGAGGTGCTCGGCTTCTTCCTCTTCTTTATGATCTATTTCGTACGGCCGGACATCACCACCTGGAATATAGGGGTCACGGTCATTCTGCTGATCAGTATCTATATTTTCGTTCCCAACCGGATCGTCAATTCCAACCTGGTATCACTGTTCGGGATCCTCGGGACTCTCTACTGTGTTGCTCTGAACGGAGCCGAGCCCAGACTCCTGATAGGCCTGTTCTTCCTGCTCGGCCTGCCTACGACTATCGGTTACTTTGCCGGTGTCAGACTTAACCTGGGCAAGCGTCATCAATATGCCCTGTTCATGGAAACAGTGCAGGTCAACCAGTCCCTGCAGGCGGAGATCAAGCGCCGTGAAGCGCTCGAAGTCGAGCTCAAGCTTCAGGCGACCACCGATCCGCTGACCGGGCTGCTCAATCGCCGGCAATACGAAAACCTGTTCTCCCGTGAGCAGGAGCGGGTAAAGCGCCATGGCAGCAAGCTGTCACTGTGCGTTGCCGATCTGGACCATTTCAAGAGGGTCAATGACGAGCATGGTCACGACGCCGGTGACCAGGTGCTCAAGCACATTTCCGATCTTTTCGTGGACACGCTCCGGCATACGGACATCGTCGGGCGCTTTGGTGGCGAGGAGTTTATCCTGCTGTTGCCTGATACCGATCTCGACAATGCGCTGACGGTCATCAGCCGGCTGCGCGAGAAGCTGCAGGCCAGCCCGGTGAATGTGGGAGACAAGGTGCTCCAGGTTACCGCGACTTTTGCGGTCACGGAGGTGGTAGCAGAGGATGCCACCATCGAGGACGTGATTCGTCGCGCCGACAAGGCGCTCTACCAGGGCAAGGAGGCAGGCCGGAACCAGGTGGTGGCGAGCTGA